CACGTATTAGGGTAATCCCGGGCGCTGGGGTATTTCATCACGCCTGCGGACGTAAGGGCTGCCCTAAAAGGGATTGTAAGGGCTCCGCCCGGTTTTGCGACTATTGTTCCGCCATCCTCCAGAATGCTGGCGTATTTAACCCGTTTGCCGTTCCTGGCGCCGCTGCCTATGATCCCGAGGAACTGATCCTTGACTATAACCACGATACTTTGTATGCTGGAGCGCAGCCGGCGGGAACGTACTTTTAGAATATCGTTAGAAACGGCTTTCTTAAGCACCTCTTCTATAAAAAATACTGCATCTTTGAAAGCACGTAAAAGGCCGGCGTCCTGTTTTTCTAGGCTCAGGCGGCTTAATTTATCACGTATTAAATTCATGTCTTCTTCATTGAAAGTAATTTCTATCATAGTTCCATTCGCACGTAATGGCTTAAAATGTCATATGCCTGTCTCCGTAGAAAGTAAGGCTTGGCTCTATCGCCTTCGCCTTCCAGGCTTTCGTTTGCCGCCAGCATTTCCTTAAACGATGCTATCACAAGCAGAATAAGCGCTTTCTTGATATCTTCAGGAGGCGTTGTCTGCCCGGCGCCAGCGCCGTAACCTGCCACGTATATCACTTTTATGTTATTTAACCCTATGGTAGTAATAAGTCCGTCGAGCTGAACCTTTCCAGATCCTGAATAGAGCACGTAATCAGTCGAATCAATAAGATGTTCAGAATCATATACGCGGTCAGGGTCATCATGTATAGACGTTATAGATTCTATAGGCAGATTTTTTAACATGATTATCGACGAACCGTCGCCATCGTGGTATTCCGTATAGGTAGCTCTGTTGAAAGCATAATGACAATACTTCTCGGCCTCCTTCTGTTCCCTGGCTATCTGCGTATCTAACCACGTATCGTGCGTGGTGTCGGTTATGTTTAATGCGCTCTTGATATCAGATTTTGAGATAAGATATGTTCCAGAATAGTCCGCAGGAGCGGGAGATCCTACGGCCTCCAGTGTATGAAAAGAGTCCGACTCGCCATAGGTGATCCATGTAGAATAAGATCCACTTTCGTCGGGCGTGAAGCTCGCCTTCCATACACCGTCAGCATCAAACGTCATCGACCCGGACGCGGCCGCGCTGGCAAAGGCAAGCGTCGAGAAGTTCCACCAGTACCCGTCCGAGTCCCGGCGGATCTTGATCGTGACGGTCTCTCCGGACGTGCTGCCGGCTATATGCTCGCGTATCCACGACAAAACGTTTACTTGTATAAATCGTTCCATGGTTATCTCCGCAACCTTTCGCGCCAGGTCTCATGCATCTTGCGTCCGGCCGAGCTTGCGCCCGGGTACGCCGTAGTGCTGATATCAGTACTCCAGGGATCCCCGGCAGATGCTGCCGCGTTCAGCTTCGACCCCATTGTGCCGGTAACGTTATGAGTGGAAGTGCCGATATCCCAGACCGCGGCCGAGATCGTGTCCGGGTCATCGATTATGTTTTGGTACGACACGGTTTCGGTTTGATGATCTCCGTAAGTCGCCGAAACGTTGTCTATAACAAAAAGATATTGCTCTGCCGCGGTCTCGCTCGCGGGCGGGTTGAAGGTGTAATAATAGTATTCGTTTGTACTATCCTCAGTCAGGTTTGTTGTCTTGTTTGTCCAGCCACTGGCTTTAAAAGTGCTGTCACTGAAGTCGTACCAGTATCCCGTTGATGCTTTCTTTATTTTCAATGACACCGTCTGTCCGGAAACATAACTGCCGGTTGAGTTTGCAACGGTATACACAAATTGATAATTGTCCTGGACGTTGAGCGTAACAGCATGTGCCCTCACACACAGCAACAACAACGGCAACAAAAGCAAGAACCTCATCGAGCCCCTCCTCTACGCAGCATCATCTGCGGTATCCACCGCTCGGCCGGGGCGGGCGCGGGCGGCTCTCCGGACACGTACTCAAATGCGCCGATGTCCCAGGCCGGGCCCCGGACAGTGCCGGCGATGTCGGTGGTGAATGGGCAGTTGGAATCTTCCGACAAATCCACGCCCTTGTCTATAACAGATATGTTGTCCTCTGTGAGCCTGAAATCATATTCGTTGGCATTAACGAAATTTACCGTCACGGTGTTCGACGAATGTGTCTGTGAAACGATTGGCAGGTCATCGGCTTTGTATGACACGTTGTAGTCCGACTCTTCGCCCCAGCCGCCTACTGTATAATATCCGTCAGAGACGCAGTTAACTACGATATTGTTTTTTATATGTGCCTTGACGTTGCTCCAGGAATTATATATACCGTGTGTGCATGACGATACCGTGTTGTTATATATGTACGATACTATGCCTACCACATTATTGTCTCCATATATACCCTGGCTAGTCGCACCAAAGTCCGAAATAACATTGTTGTAGATTTTATTACCGTGACCACCGTTTGTGCGTATGCCTCTGTTATACGTACTGGTACTGCCGGTTCCGCGTATAAGGTTATTGCATATCACGATTCTATTGGATTGAGTAGAAACCGTAATGGAAAACGCTGTGTCGGATCCATTGCCTCGGAGGTGAACCTGTAATCCATCTATTGTCAAATAGTCAACGCCAGACAAGTTGTTAATGCTCGTATTAGTTACCGTCCAGCTCGCCTTCGCCGCGTCCCAATACCCCGCGTGCCGTTGCTCCGCAGATACAGTGAGGTATATGCCCGCCTCTGCTGACGTTGTTACTCCCGCCCATGTAACAGCGGTTGTGTCGTTATATGGCACGTTTATTATGCCGGTCACCCATCCGGTCAGCTCGGACGCAAGGTCTGCCTTAAATGCCGCTATCGTAGCGTAGTCCTGCCCCGGGCCTATG